GCCCTCGCCCTGCATCATGTCCTCTTCCGCGGTGGTCGGTACGCCGTCATGGGTGGAGCAGACGACCGGCCCACAGAATCCCTGGTCGATGCCGTACTTCAGCCATTCGTCGACGTTCATACTTCGAGCGCCATCATCTGGTCCATCCGATCGTGGTAGAGCTTCAGGAGTCCTTGCCGCACGGTGACGTGCAGTTCGTGTGATCGTTCGCGTATCTCGTTGGCTGCGCCCTCGAGCTGCGCGATGTCGGTTGCGTTACGAAGCCTGGTCGCCCAGTCGTGGACTCGCATGGCCCACGCCTTGCCCTCTGCGGGGTCGTAGGTCGTGGTGCCGGGTGCGAACTTCCAGTTGTGGACGAACTCCGACAGCGACCAATATTCGCTGCCGGAGTTGACCTTGGTTTCGATCGTCACTCGACGGTCCAGAGCTCGGCGTCGTCGAACTTGGCGACGCGCTTGCCCAGGGTGACCGTCTTGGTCTCGTTCTTGGCGTTGGTCACGTCGATCTGCTCGCCGCGCTCACCGTTGTGGAATACCTTGCAGCCCCAGGACTCGTCCTTGAGCTTGTACCATCTGCCTTGCTGGTTCATGTTTCCCTCCTCAGTAGGGTGTGTTGTGTGTGAGGGCTTGCTGGAAGTCGGCCAGCATCTGCTTGGCTCGGTCCAGTTGGGCGCGCAGTTCGACGACCGTCGCCCGTAGTTCGTTGCGTTCCTGCCGGATGGCCTCCATGGCGACCGACATGTCGTCGCACCGTGCCTGCCACAGGGCAATCTCTGCTTGGCTGCTCTCGCTCATAGTGCCATTCTAGCGCTTTTCTTGCGGTTGATCAAGAGTCTTTCCCTGTTCGTCCAGGTCATCCCACCCCAGACGCCGTGCTGGATGTTGTTGTTCAGGGAGAACGTCAGGCACTCGTCCTTGACCAGGCAGTCCTGGCAGTAGTCACAGGCCTGCCGTGCCTGGAAGGTGCAGCCCGGCTCGGGGAAGAACTGTTCGTTACCAAGGCCGAAGCACTTGGCGTCCTTCATCCATTCGACGTCGGTGTCGACCAGCTTGAACTCGTTGAGGAGCTCCATCCACTTAGCCTCCCCACGGCTCGAACCCGCTTCCGTGGGCTTCGAGGGAGTAGTCATAGAGGGCCTTGGCTGCAACGAGATTCGTCAGGGGATGGAATAGGTCTTCACAGTACGTCAGAATCCGCATGGTTTGCAGGTATCCGTCCGCATACCAGCGGGACGGCAGGCACCAGTAACGGTTGATCTGGAGCAACCCGTTCGACCCGCCGTTGGGGTCCGAAGCGTTAAAGGCATTGGGCTGGCAGCGGGATTCCCGCCACATCAACGCATCCACCTTGGCCAACTGTGCCCACGCCCAGCCTGCGCTCAGCGCCGTGGGCCAATGCTGCGGACAACGGGCCCCGGTCGGGACGGTAGGGAACCTCGCCGGGAGGGGGTCTGAGACGCTATTAGAAGCCCTCTGAGGGGCCTCGATGGTGGGGGCGGCCTCCGTGTAGGGGGTCGGTGATACCACCCCTGCGGGGGCTGCAACGGCGGTAACCCCGCCGATGAAAAATGCCCCAGTCACCACGGCCAACAGCCGTGCCAGTACTTCCATGGGTTCCTCCTCATACTAGTTGGTTGGTTGGATGAGGCTTATCACCTGGGAAAACTCCTCCAGGGACATGAGCACGATGCCGTCGGACATGCCGTCCGGCATCGCGATCATTGCGAACGGGCGGATGTCCCCGAGAGCTTTCGCAGCGTTTGATTGAGCTCTTGCAGCGAGGAAGCGCGTAGCGATTGGTCCGACTTGAGCACCGGCTTTCGCTTCGATCCGGAACGCCCCACCAAGATGCTCCTCATGGCGCGAACCCACGTTGCCAGATACGTAAAGGCCGAGTTTCTTTCGAGCTCTTCGAGCCTTGTTATCACCCTTAGTTCGGTTCCGTTTGCCCCGAGCAACAGGGTCTCCACACCCCCGGACTCGTCGCTTACCGTCACGACCAGGACGCCCCAGTAGCCCAAAGATTGGGCATTGGGGATGCTTGCAACGCTCTTTGTTTCCATCGCAGTCTCCCTTCCTTGGTTCAGTTGAAGTACTCACGTTCCTGCCTCCGCAGGTAATCAAGGATTGCCTGGCGCACCATCTCGTGACGCTCCTGTTGGGTGAGCGACTGGATGTACAGCAGCGCGTCGGCCATGTCCCTGTCGACGTTGATCGTCAGCGTCATGTCCTCCATCACATCGCCTCCAGGGTCGTGATGAACGAGTCGGCCTCGGCCTGTGTGAGGTCCTTGAGGGTCTTGATCTCGCGGCCGAACGTGTCGGTCGCCGTCTGGAACACCTTCTTGGTGTCGAGCTTGCGCTCACGGGTCACCGTGATCAGCTTGGCAACCGTTGCCGGGGACGCCTTGTCGGTGCCAACGACCTTGGCACCGAGCTTCTCGGTTGCCACCTTGGTCGCCTGCTCCACGGACTGACCGCGCTGCACCTTGCTCATCTCCTCGCGGGACGGGCGGGCGCCCTTGGGGGCGTAGTTGCAGTTGGCCAGCGCGCGGCCCACGGCGGAGGTCTCGGCGTTCTCCACGTGACTGGTCTTGTTGACCGGGCTGGCGCCGCGCACCTCCTCGGCGTAGCCGGTGCCGATGGGGTACACGTCCTCGTGGCGGTCGAAGTACACCTCGGCGCGCACCACGACCTTGTTGTCGTCGTAGTGGTGGATCGAGGTGTGGATGCGCCCGCCCGGGTGGTCGGCCCAGAAGCGGATCAGACGGTCTTCCACCGTCTCGTAGTTTTCAAGGTTGAACCCCATGTCACTCTCCTCCTTTGGTCATGATCTTGAAGGTCCGGTAAGTGGTTGTCTTCTTGAACTTCTGGGCGAGGGCTGGGTGCTCCGCCTCGAAGCGCTTCTGGTCAAACGCAGTACGCTTGGCCGTCTTCCAGGACACTACGACGGTTCCGTCGACGGTGCCGAACTCAGCGTCACCAAGTTGCTGACAGAGGGACGCCTTGAGCGTGTCCTCCGCCTCCTTCAGGTTCTTGATCTGGGCCGTGATGTCGGCCATCGCCTCCAGGGTCTCGGACCATTCCTGCCCGAGCTCCACGGTACGTCCGTCCCCCTCGGGGTGACGCTCCAGGATGTCGTCGTAGGCGAATGTTGCACCTTCGGGCATTTCCCCGGCGTCGATGGCCTTGAGGAACGCTCGGCACGTCTCGATGTGTATCTGCCGTTCGTCGGAGGTGACTACCTGCGTGTAGGTGTGGAGCTCGAGGTGATTGTCGAAGATGACCCACTCGATCTCTGACGCCCCGGTGCAGATGGCCTGCTGCACGCCCTGCCAATACCAGTAGCGGGGGAGCTTGCCGTCCCAGCGGCGGCTAATGGTCTTGATCTCGACTGGCGTCGTGCCGTGCATGGCGTCCAGGGTGGCGATCAGCCGGACCCCGTCCTCCTCGTAGCAGTACATGACGGTGGGCTCCATGATGTTCCCGGCGCAGGTGTCCCTGTACCAGGACAGCACGAACGGCTCGAGGCGCTGGCCCCGCTCCATGGCGGAGTTGGTCTCCTTGGGCTGGGGTGGCCGGTCGGCCAGCAGCTCGAGGGCCAGGTCGCCCGACGACACGAACTTGTGTTCGTTGTGGACCGCCGCGGCGACGGACGCCGAGATGCGGGCCCGTCCCTGCTCGTCACGCCAACGCGCGGCCAGCCACTCGGGCGAGCCGTGGGTCGGCTTGGGAATGGTGTACAGGTTCAGTTGCATGTCTTCCTCCTTGGTTGATGAGAATGTACGAAGGGTGTGGCAGGGTTGCCAACCCGAGCTCACTCGGCGGGAAACTCTGGCTGCTCCAGGTGCACGAGGCGGATGACCATCTCGACCGGGATGTGCACCGGCATACCGACGGCCTTCAGGTCGGGCACCTCATCGGGCATGTACGACCCGACGATCGTGATGTATCCGTTGAGACAGTCCGGCCACAAGAACCCCACCGACACGACATGGCAAGGCTTGGGCTCGTACTTCTCGACGTCGCACCAGCCGTTCTCGGCGTCGTAGGCGTCCTTCCACAGGACCGCCACCAACGACCACGGCGACTTGACTAGTCCAGCCACAGGACGTACTCCCCCGTCACTCGACCCTTGTCCGGGTCGACGTAGTGCAGGCGCTGCGACGGACGGCCCACCGCCGCCACGAAGGCGCGGGCGTACTCGTTGCCCGACTCGGGGGAGCCGGTGACGAACACCCGCCCACCGTTGGCCATGGTCAGCGTCATCGGGGTGTGAAAGTGCCCCATGTACACGTCCGTGAAATCGTCCACCACTCCGGATGCCCATGCGTTGCACTTTCTCAGGATCGAATACGACGGCGTCTGACCGCCGAACGACGGCACCTCGTCCCCGTGGACGATCAGCGCCCTGTAGTTGCCGAGCTTCAGCATCTGGTGCCAGTCCGGCGACATCTGCCAGTTGACGTGCTTGACGTGCGCCAACCTGTCGGCCGCGATCTTGTAGGCCATGCGGTCGATGTTGTCGGCCACCGGCATGTCGCCCTTGCGACCGATGCGCCCGTGGTTGCCGTACTCGCAGACGACGTGCACGGTGTTGAAGTAGCCCGCCAGCGACAGCACCGCGCCCTCGATGATGCGGGCCACCTCGAACAACTGCTCGAACAGGTGTGCCTCCACCTCGTAGGCCTGGCCCGGGAACACGGTCAAGCCCTCAACCATGTCGCCACCCAGCACGAGCGCACAATCGTTGACCGGGTGGTGCGCCCGCTGGATGTCGGTCAGTTGCAGGGTCTTGGCCAACACCTGGTCGATGCGCTGCGACAGGACCCGCAGGCTGTACGACGTGTTGCGCTTGCCACCCTGCCAGTCGGTCAGGTGCAGCAGCGCCACCTCGGCCCGGCCCTTCTTGTTCTTCGGGGGCTGCGTGATCGTCGGTCGGTTCGACGCCAGGATTGCATCCTTGGTGGCGTTGTAGACGGCCTCGACCAGGTCCTCGGTCTTGCGCTTGGCCCGCGCGTGCGCCCTCTGGGCGTTCTGCAGGGCCTTGCGAAGTTCCTCGACCTCGGTTTCTTGGCTGGCCAGCTTGGCGAACTTAGCCATTGAAGTTCCTCCGCATCATCGAGATGCAGCCCGACGACACCTTGACGCCGAGCTTCTCGAGCGCCCGCTGGATCGCCACATTCGGCACCCCTGGGTCCTTCATCGCGGCCACGAAGTCCGCGTAGTCGGCCTTGTTAAGCGCCCGCTTGATCTCCGGCAGCTTGCCGCCCCGGTAGGTCCGTCGGTAGGACTGGATTTCCGTCTTGAACTTGCTCATGGGTTCCTCCTCTGGCCATGTTGATGCAGGCCAGGTACCCAAGCGTATCAACGAGCGAATCGTGATGCAACACTCCGCGCTCAAGATTTGTCCTAAGGCGGCTCAACTTGACCGCAACCATGAACAGCAGGGCCTCCTCAACCGTCAGCTTGATGCCGGTTAGCGCCGTGAATATCTCGCAGGTCTGGGCGTAGTCCTTGGCGGGGTGGTCGTACGCCTCCTGCCGGGCGCCCGTCACCAAGCCGAACGCCTCCTGAAGAATCTCAGCTCCGCTTGGCGCGTCCACCCTTGTCCCCTTTCACCAGTTTGTCGACCTTCTGGATCAATTCCCAGAGGTCGTCTTGTTCCGCGACGCCGGGGAATACCCGGCGCAGATAGTTGCCGATCTTCTTCAGATCAGACTTGGTCAGCCCCTCCATGGAGGTGAGACTCTAGGTGCGCGGACAGGCGCGAGTCAACCTTGTCGACCTTTTCCTCCACGCGGGTTGTGCGCTTGTACACCATCTTGAGCATGCCCAGCACGACGTCGTGGTCCTGCTTGTTCTCCTTACGGAACTTGGAGATCACCGACACGATGATGCCGCCGACCGCCGTGACGACGGCCGAGAGGATGAGTGCCCAGCCGCTGTCCATGAGACACTATGCCTTGTTCGTCTCAAGCCACTCGCGGACACGAGCAGGCACGGCATCCCCGGCCACGTAGCGCAGGTGCCACGGCTCCTCGGGCACGACCTCCCAGCTGAACCCGAACGACGGAGCGTTCTTCGCCAGCCACTCGAGCCGCTTGCCCGAGGAGTTCGCAATGTCGATGGCGATCCCGAGGTTGTGGTTCGAGGTGCCCGGCACCGCCATCGGCGCCATGCCTTTCTTGAGGTACCAAGCCTTGCCCTTGTAGATGCGCGGCTTCTGCTTCATGAGCGCGGGCTTCGGGTTGTCGGTGTACCGCTGGTAGAAGCCGTACTCCTGGGTCTCGAGCGACCGGTAAGTGTCGGCCTGCGAGGTGGGCGACAGGTCAAT